ATTTACAATTAATTACATTTTCAATTATTGGTTCTGTACAAAATAAAGAAGCGTTTGGTGATTCTAGTAAATTTTATGAATCTTTAAATAGCGAAGATTTTAAAACAAAATTAGAAGATACATTGAGTAAGATGCAAGGATTATTTAATATGGGCGATGGTGATGATGATAATGGTAATGATAATAATAATAATGCTGATTTGAATGAACCGCCGCGAAACATGCCCAATGCAAATGACATACATGACCACATATCAGGAATGTTAGATGGAAAATTAGGTAAATTGGCAAAAGAAATTGCACAAGAAACAGCCGATAATTTAAACATGGACATGGACAATACTTCTAATATGAAAGATGTGTTTGATAAAATGCTTAAAAACCCATCTCAACTTATGGGTTTAGTAAAAAATGTAGGAGATAAATTAGAATCACGAATTAAATCTGGCGAAATTAAAGAAAGCGAGTTAATAACGGAAGCGGCTCAATTAATGAGCAAAATGAAGGATATGCCCGGAATGGACAATATTCAATCTATGTTGAGCAAAATGGGGATGCCCAATTTGGGCAAAGATGCCAAGATAAATGTTGGAGCTATGCAAGAACAATTAAATAGAAATATGAAAAATGCAGAAATGAAGGAACGACTAAAAGCAAAGGCAGAATCAATTCGTTTATCAAAAGAAAAAGAAAAAGAGGCTTCCCAACGAGAATTAGATATGAGAACGAAATCTTATGTTCCTTTAACAGAGGCAGAGATGGATTCTTTTTTTGATGATGCCATATCTGGAAAAACGGATAAGAATAAAAAGAAGAACAAAAAGGCGAAAAAATAAGAAACTAAAAAATATAAAAGAAGATAAAAATAGGATATTTACTAAAAATTAAGTAATATTATATATATAATGACTATTCCATTTTGGATACACGAACCTACAATTATATTGAATAAAGAATATGTATTTGAATTTTGGCCAACAAAAGATATGTGTTATGAACAAAAATTAAACGCTATTACACGATTAATTATTTTAATAAGTATTTTAGGATATGTGTTAACAAGATCTATAAGAATATTATTAGTTGGACTACTAACTGTTTTGGCTATTTTTACTTATTTTAAGATACGCGGTGGAAATGAAAAGGAAAAAAAGGATGAAGGTTTTGTTGTGATTGGTGATAATGTTTATGGATTATATGATAATAAACCGGATTATTCAAATAAATATTCAACTAAAAAAGCATCTGAAAATTATGATGAACAAGTGATCACAAATCCGGCTACATTAGATAAAGCACTTAGAAAAGATTTTAAAAATGTGAATAAAAAAAATCCATTTAGTAATGTTCTTTTAACAGAAATTATGGATGACCCTGATAGAAAAGCTGCCCCCCCATGTTTTAACCCAGATGTAGAAGAGGATATAACAAAACATGTAAAAAAAAGTGTGCAATTTATGAATCCTGAAATTAAAAACACGAATAAACAACTTTATGGGGATTTGTGGGAGAGATTTAATTTAGACCAATCAAACCGTTCTTTTTATTCTACTGCCAATACTCGTGTTACAAATGATCAAGGCGCCTATGCACAATTTTTATATGGAAATATGCCATCAGGTAAAAGTTCTGGACCAGATGGAGATTTTGCAAGGGTTCAAGATAACTATAGGTATACATTATATTAATTTAATTTTATCATTTTTAGGTTTTTAGAATAATAGGAAGGATAGGAGGGAAAGGAAGAAAATAAATAAAGAAAGAAATAATTAATTTATATATTAAATTAAAGATTTTATATAAAAAATATTGTGTATATATTATATAAAATGACTAATGTCTCTAGTTACACATTTGATAATATGGCGAGAATCGGAAATGATAATTGTTGTATAGATCAAAATACTATTCAAAATGCTGGTTTTTGCAATTATATGTTACAAAACTTTTTTGCATCAGATTGTTCTATGAAAAAACCAATTGAATTAGCTACTACCCAACCTGGCATTTTTTATAACGGAGGTTATAATGTTGGTGCTGGAGGATGTAACATTAATACTAGTTCTGAATTACAAATCGGAACAATTCAAACACATCCAAAATGCAGAATTGATTTATTTCAACGTCCCTTTGCGACAGTTCCTTATTTAGGAAGAGGAGCCGTGAATCCGATAGTAGAATCTCAAATACAACAAGGTGAGGCAATGGTGAATAAAAAGAGTGTGAATAATTTGAGTGAGAAAAGTTATACTAAATATCACCAAACGCCTCTTTTATCTAGTGTGAAAGATAAAGTGACAAACCCGGTCCATTCGGTAGAAGGGGTTGCCTCAGAGGGATGGGTACGAGGCGGTGTTCCTTCCCGCGAATTAACACGCGACGGTGATTTCTTTGGAAAACATACTAGCACCCAATATATTTAAATTATTAATTATTAAATTTGTTTAGGAGAAGAGAATATAAATTTTAGATAAAAAAGGTTAAATAAACTGGTGTATATTATATTATCTATACCAGTTTGATGATGTATAATATAAATACAGAATGTACATATCATTCATTAGAAGTATTTTTAGAAACAGACAATATTTCTGAAAACGACAGACAATTTGTTAGAGACTGCTTATATAGACAAGAACTATTAAACATTTTTAATTTAGAGGAGTTTGATGAAGCTATAATAAATGAAAAAGCGCACATGTTGTATGAAAAAATAAAAAATGTAAAAGAGTTTGTTGTATGCATCGAACATGTGTTGCAAAAAATGAATCTGCCTTTCTCAAATGACCTAGAACTTGAAGTTGGGGTATATATTTTATTGTCCTATGATTATTTATATTTATTTCATTTATCTGTTTGCGAATTTTTACGAAATGGCAAAATAGAAAATATACCATTAGAATTATTTATTAGAAAAGATATAAACACGATGTAAACGTGGATGATTAGATAATAATATTATGGAATAAAATGTTGCATAAAATATTGAATAAAATTAATTTATATAAATAATAAAATTTATATAAATATATAAATGGCTTCTACCCGTAATAAAAATACTCCTGGAAATTATTGTTTAGAACAAAAACAGTTATCAAATTCTCAAGAATATACTCTGTATCCAAATTCACAATATGGCGCTGCCTATAATACTAGATTTGCAGGGAATGGGTTAAAACCGGCTCAAATACCATGGAATAAAATGTCGTATAATGCTCCAGACATTGAATCCTTTTTATTTGGAATAAACTCCACAAATTTAGTAAAGCCAGCACCTTGTTTTGTTCCTGAATTAGCAAAAATAGATTCGGTAAATATATACGAAAACAAACCAATTTTAATTCCGGAACCTTTAGTAATTGATAAAAATCAACGTCCCTTTCCGGTATGATATTACACTATTAGAATAATTACACTATTAGAATAAAAAAAATAATTACATATTACTATTAAAATAATAACAATATTACAATTATTTTATTTGGTATTATTATATTAATGGTACAAAAATATTCATTTATAAAAGTAGAAGGAACGTTTATAACATGTAATAATAAAATTATTACAGCTAGTGCAAGCGCTAGCGCAACAGGTAACACGATAGAAGAATCTGATAATGTTGCTTATATGTATGCAAAACAAAATTTAGAAATATCTGCCCAACAAAATGCTTCCGAAAATAATTTAATACTTAAAAAGTTGCTTAAGATAAAAACAGTTATTGCAACTAATGATAATCCTGATAATATTATAGAAATAGATGAGACGCATGTGAATGATGTACCTGATAATATTATAGAAATAGATGAGACGCATGTGAATGATGTACCTGATAATATTATAGAAATAGATGAGACGCATGTGAATGATAATCCTGATAATATTATAGAAATAGATGAGACACATGTGAATGATGATAACGAAAATAATATGTTTCATGAGGTAGATGACGAAATGCTTAATAATATATTGGAAATAGAAGAAATGCCTAGTGACACAATATCTAATTTTATGGAAATGGAAATACGTGATGAGATTGAATATATTTTAGATAATCAAACAAAATTACAACACCCAAAAACAGTTGACATTTGTTTACCAAAAAATATATAATTCAAATTATTTTTAATATTCTGGCGCATGTCTTTTAAATAAACACCCGTTAGGCGAAATATCTTTTAATTCATTTGTAATCACTTCCGGATTTTGATTTTCACAGTCTGTCATCCAAATTTTAATAATACAAAACTTTTTTTTAGGCGAAATTGTTATTCCGGTCAATTTTTTAACAAAAGATAAATTTTTACTAATAGTTTGTCCTGATACAAGATAACATAATTGTTTCCAAGTAGAAGCTACATTTTTTTCAGATACTTTATATGAAAAACACCCACCATTACGATTTTGTGGTTCTTCCCATATAGGTTTGATGCCGTCGCGCATAAAAAACAACATACAATTCTTGATCAAAATATCTGGTAAGGTTTCAACCAAAGCAATTGTTTCTTCTACAAATGAAACAGTGTATATGTTTTTATAACTTTTAATGCTCCAATCTGTATCGTGAGGTAAATGTGCCCAAAGCGTCCATTTATCAGATAATTTATGATATTCAGTCATTGTATGTGTCTCTATATGCGGACTAAGCATTATGATTAATATTCCATTTTTTATTTATATCGTTTTATTATATTTTTTATTATTTTTATCTAATCAACTATATTATAATCTAATTCTTCTGATATATTTTTGTCATCATTGTTCACAATTTGTATTTCAGATTCTTGTTCATAGTCTTTCATAATTTTTACACAATCTTTTTCAATTTTTATGGAATCATCAACTTTAATTGTACATTGATTTACATCTGCATCTAACATATTTATTTCAAAAGAAGATTCAAATTGTTCTTTTGTGATTCCAATAGATTCAGCTGAATGATATTTTTTTAAAAAATAATACATAAACATGCTAGTAAATATATTGTTTACAATAAAATAATTATAATTGCTGCCTTTAAAAGATACTTTTATTCGTTTGTCCTGAATAATAAGTTCTGTCATTAAAATACTTGCACTTGATATTTCATAATTATCTATCTCTTCTTTACTTGGTATATCATAAAAAATAAGTTTAGAAAAATTTTTCTCGTTTAAATTGTTGTGAGAATAAATAATAAAATCAAAATTTTGTGGTAATTGAAAGGCCGACATATTTCTCTCTATGAATAATTCTTCTTTTGATGTATTAAAAATAATTTCTCCGTCTTTAATAAATTCTACGCATAATTTGTTGTTATTATTCTTTTTGCTATTATATTTAAAATAATTTTTAATCATTAGTGTAAAAAAGGATACATATATATTTTTTTCAGCCAATTCATTATATTGGATAGCAAGTTGTTTTTTGTATTTTAAATAATACAATTCACCTTTACTATACCATAAAATTGCATTATAAGAGAGATAAAAACATGCATAGTCATAGTGGAACGGAAGTTTCGTTTTGATATAAAAATGTAAGAAATACAAATAAGAAAAGGTAATGCCATATTTTAAAACTGGCGCAAAGAATGAATTAAATGGAAGCATAATAGTATATATTATTATTATGTTTATATAGTTTGTTTTATAAATAACTTTAACTTTGATATGCCCCAGTTGAACGCCAATAAGGGAATATAGGAGGGTTACTAGAAGCAGCAACAGTCGTTTTTGCTTTTGTTTTCATATTTGTAACTTGTTGTGGATTCGGAATGATAATATTAGGTGCTTTATAATAGGCAGGATTTGCAATATAATTATAATCTGGATCATAAATAATGATATTTCCTGATTCATCCACTGATATATCATTTGGATAATTTGAATTTTTACATGCATAATCAATTGTTCCAGTACTAGCATTTAATCCAAAAAAATATAATAACATAGATACGGTAACTGTCATAAAAATAAATGGAATAAATACAATGACCCACGAAACAACACTTAATTTTGAACTACATAAAAAGTTTAATAAACCAGTTACCATAATCATAACTACAAATTTCATTAAGGCTGTATTATATAGTCCTTTAAATGTATCAATAATAATTTGAGTAAGAGAAAAAATTAAATATATAATTGCTGGAGCGCATAACATTATTTTTATATACTATAATTATATTTTTGTAAATAGGCTATTTATGTAAAAATAGCTTCTCCATCCTTTAAATACCCAATTTGTTTTCCTACATTTCCATCTTTTTCAAGTTCGTAAATAATTCCATTATCTTCATTATTTGTGCAATAAGTTACATTTTCAATCTCAATTTCAAATAATTCCTCTTCTTCTTCTTCTTCTTCCTCCTCTTGTTCTTCTTCTTCTTCTTCTTCTTCCTCCTCCTCTTGTTCATCTTCTTCCTCTTCCTTTTTAACTACTTGTTCCTCCTCTTCTTCTTCTAGTTCTATAACTTCTTGTTCCTCCTCCTCTTTCTCTACAATTTCAACTTCAGTGTCATCTTCTTCTAGCTCCTCTTTTATAACCTCAAGCTTAGCCTTCTCTTCTTTTATAACTACATATGTATCCTTTTTTAGAATTTCTTCTACTTCTTCCAGACCATCATCTGTTTCTAAATCTGTTTCTCCTTCTGTCTCTTCATCTATTTTCAAAGAAGATGCAGTTTCCTCAATTAATAAAACAATATTGTCCCTTTCTCTAATTATTTTTGATTTTGTATCAGCAGTACACTCATGAATCTCACGAATACTGTTTTCTAAATTTTCTAATTTTCTTAAAATTAATTCAATATTTGTATTGTTTTTTTGGACCTCTACATTTATGCTATGTATATATTTAATAATATTCGGCTCGTAATGTAATTCAGCGGTTGTGATTTCTTGAACAACCAATTTTCCTTTATCTGTTTTAGGGAAATTAATGACATATCCTTTTGGTTTATTTAAATATTTCATATAAGATTTACATTGTTGTACTGCTCCAAACAAATCGCAGCTAGCAATTGTTTTCAACTCTAAAACAACCTCCTTTTCTAATAAAATATCAATACGTCCATGTACATAAGATAAATATACATCTTTGTATTTGACAGGAACGGATACCTCTCCGGATACATCATATTTTCTTAATCTGAATTCATATAACATAGCTTCTCTATAAATATTTTCATTTTGTCCTGAACCAATTTCTTGAAACACCTGATTTGCTACATTTTCAATAAAAGATAAAGAAACATCTTTGCTTTTTGGTTGAGCATCATTACCACTCACGGAATTCATATTATAAGCCATATTGCTATTGTTATTTATAATATAACTATTCGTTTAATACAATTTAAATATTAATTTATCTTATTCATATACAAATATATGAAGCAAGAAGAAGAATTCAGCTTTTCTTCTATAGATGAAGACGAACTACAGAAGAAAATAGATATGATTATGAGACAATCAGATTACACAGAAGAGCAAGCGAGAGAAAAACTTACTCAATTTAACGGAGACCATTTATTAGTAATTAAAGATTATTTGGGAATTCCAGAAAAAAAAACAGACACGGTTAAATCAGTTAACCAAGAAATTTATAAACAAATAAGATATAATTTAGACGGAGCAATGCGTGATTATAATAACAGAACAGCACCTAAATTATAATAATTATTGATTTAGCCCAAATTTTTCTTGAACTATATTGTTTTTAGTTTGCGTTTTTCTACGAAGTTTTGTTTTTATTTGCGTATTATTATTAGAAGGAATTATTTTGTTATTAATAATAAAGTCATCATTATCTTCATGCAATTCAGGCAATATTCGTGTAAGAGGTTTATCTACAATTAAAAATAACCGGTCATTTTTTAATAAACTCCTGTATTCTTGGATAGTGAGGTTTCCATAATACTTATCTAATAAATAATACGGATTTGGTGCGGGTTTGATGCTTTTCTTATATTCATATACCTTTGAGTAAATGTGATTTAATAATTGATATCTTTCAAATTTTGCAGAACTGTCAATATTTTCTTGCATCAAATAAGCAGTTGCACATTCAGGACTACAAAAACAACCATAAACATGATATGAATTCTGCACATAGTGCTTTGGAATATAAATAGGCGGGTTATCAAATGTATACGTGCACCAAAAACAGGCTGATTTAGTGTCACTTATATTATTAATATGCAAATCATTTTCTAACATTTTTAATTTTTGCCAAGTTTGTTTTGTCTCATGATGTTTATTTGCTAGATAATCTGCATTATCCTGCTTTTCTTCTTCAAATAACGCATGAGTATCGTTATCCACGTCATTTTCATTGATATTAACTACAGAAGGATTAGAAATTACTTCATAATTCAAATCATTTTTTTGAGAGAAATGATAGCTTTCAATATTTGCACTCTTAAACATATTATTTTCTAAATCTTTTAATGAACATTTTAAATGCAAAATAACACTTGATTTTGGTTCAAGCACATTATTCATAGGTATTAGTTGTTGAACTATTTTACCTCCCTTGGGTTTTCGTCCACGTTTTTTTATTATAGGTTGAATAGGTGTATTTGTTGCGTCTAAATTAATTTCTATACCATTATCTATAGCAGCATTTATACCATTATTTATAGAAGCATTTATACCATTATCTACACTTATTATATTATCTATAATGGTATCCATGGTATTACCTACAATTATTTCTGTAACGTTAATACCTGTATCTATATGATTTATAGAATCAACCTCTTCCTGTAAAATATTTATTAGTTCTTTTTTACTCTTCTTCTTAGTCTTTATAATAGTAGAATCCTTTTTAATAGTAGAATCTTTTTTAGTCATTTAATTATAATTAATTATATAAAGTATAATTTAAACCCTTTTAAAAT